CTTCGACAGGACTTCCTCGCGGTAGCTCGGATTCCGCGACTTGAGCGCCACGCGCCCGTCGAGCAGCCGCTCGATGAGCTTGACCATTAGCGCGCCGTCGAACTGGAACACATAAAACGCATCGTCCAGTAGCCTTTCGATCCCGCGATCGACCAGCATCGCATCGCCGTCATAGATGTCCGGCTCGTTCGACTCGCCGCGGTTGAAAACTACCGCAAGCTTGTCGAAACCGGCCGATGCCAAGCGTCGCAGCAGCGCGCTCGGAAATGCCAGCGGCTCTCGCATATTCTCGGCAATGGGGAAGGCTCCGTGGCCGCTGGAAGCCTCGATATCGAAAACCGGCACTAGAAAAAAACCATTGGGAAGTGGCGGCTCATAATGCGGTGCGCGTTCGGTCACGCCGAGCGCGTGGTCCATCAGTGATCGTGCACTCGAAGATTCACGGCCCCGCGGTCCGCGTCCGGTCAGCAACCACGCCTCGTTGATCCCATATGCTTCGCAGAACCTGACCATGAAGGCCGGATCGGGAAGCCTGCCGTTCTCATAATTCGCCAAGCTGCTGGGGGAAATGCCCGTCTTGGCTTGGACCTCCGACCGAGCCTGACGCCCGCGGACCTCGCGAAGACGCTCTCCGATTAGGCGCCCAAGTTCCTCGTCTGCGTTTTTTTCGCCCATTCGACTTGACTTAATCCACGAACAGGCTCTTCTTGTTGCCGAGTTAACCCCAAACGGCAGCAAAAATGCCCGAACGTAGTGAAGGCCAACCCAATCAAAGCGATTTCGGCTGGCCCGAGATTAAATACGAGCTTGAGAAGAGGGGCATCACATTCGCCATCCTCGCCTCGCGCGCGCGAGTGAGCCGGCAAGCGTTCTCAAAAGTCAAGAAATGGACCAGCGCGCCAGTCCAACGGGTTATCGCCGACGCCTTGGGAATGCGGCCAGAACACATCTGGCCGGAGAGGTACCGAAAAAACGGTGCTCGCCGATGAGCGAACCGGGGCTGGGCGAGATTTTCGAGGTCATCAACGAGCTGCGCGGCGAAGTGGCGGCGCTTCGTGCCGAACTTGGCCAGCGCGCGCCCTCAAATCAGATCGCCGGTGACGAGCTCGTCTGGAAGTGGGGTCGACGCCCGAAATTCTGGAGTGATCTTCCGGTACGCGAAGCAGCAATAGCGTTGCACCGGCGCGTAACGCTCGATCAGGCCGTCGATCAGCTCACCGAACAATTCGGCCCCGAGCGCGCACCGTCGAAATCTGCGCTCGGGCGCCTCTGGCTACTCATCGACCGTCAACCTGGGAGGCGCGCATGAACGCGTGGGCAAAAGACATCGCAGCGGCGCTGCTGACAGCCGTCGTCGTCATCGGCGCCACGATCGCGCTATACGGCTTTTTCGGTGCGCATCCGTGAAGAAAAGCGGCAACCGCCAGGGTCTGTTCGCAGCCAAGCGTGGAGTCGCAGTGCTCTGCCGCCTCTCGTTCCTCGAAAGCGAGGATCGTTACCAGCTTCTCTACACCGACCGAAATTGCCTGACGCTGTGCGCGCCGTTCTGCGAGCGCGTGCCGATGCAGCTTGGATCGCGGGACCCGGAGCTGCACAGCGCGACATCCTACGCGTGGTTCTTTTTCGTGAAAGGATTCCGGCCGATGCCGATCGAGGCGATCCCGCCCGGTACGCGCGATCGTCTCTGGAAATCCGATGACGTGCTTCGTTTTGCGAAGCCATCCGCAATCCCTTTGTTTGAACAGAACTCTCGCGTCACACCGTCGCCCGCGAGCGCGGAACGCGAGAAGGCCGCGCCGGCGCAGACTCCTCTCGCCGGCGCGGCTGTTTTTGAAGGCGCGGCGCGATGAAAGACAGCCTGCCGCGGGTCGCCAGCATGACGGTCCACATCTGCGGACAGGGTCATGTTGTCGTCACGATGAAAGACGAAGGCGGTCGCGACGTCACCGCTGTGCACCTCGGCTACAACCAAACACTCCAAACAGTCGGCGCTCTGCAGCGCGCGCTTATCCGTATCGAAGCGAGTGAACACAAACCATCTGCGGGGCACGCATGAGAGAGAAGCGCTATGCGGTTCTGCTTACCGCCAAACAGCTCGGCACAGTACGAATTTTCGCCAAGAGAAACTATGAACACGCCTGAAGCGCTTTTGATTTATCGAGATTTTCTCGATGCGTTTCCGGAAATCGTCGAAGCTGTTGAGCATGCGGCGCCGGAGCTTTTCTCTGCCGAGGCGCAGGAATAATGCGCGTCCCGACTTCGAGAGAGTGGCTCACTGCCGACGAGGCAGCGGACGAGCGGTTGCCAGGTCTTTTATTCACTGCCCGCTGGATTTCTCAATGGATCCTGCGCGCCGGAGTTGCAACTCGATTTCGCAACTCGTCGGGAGGCAGGAGGGCGCGCGAATTCCACTGGTCATCACTTCCCGGCGAAGCGCGCGCCGAATACGCCAAGCGCCACGCCACAGAAACTCGCGATCTAAACCCCTGTCGCGAGCAACAGCAAACCGGCAAGGATTTGCTGGCGGAAGCGCGCGGCCTGATCGTTAAGTCGTGGCTTGGCGCCCGCACTGGAAGAACAAAGAACGCCGATCGCAAGCGCTACTGCGCCGCCTACAACGCCCGCAAGGTCAAGCTCGACGACTGGGTATTTCGTCTCGTTCCGTCGATCGAGCCGCACCAGATTGCACTCTGGGAATGCAGATTGCGCCGTGGCGAGGATCTGCGCGACGGCCGCGGACGTCCGTCCGGGACCGCCCTGTTCGATCACGATCTCACCCTCAAGAACTATGTCGTTGCCGCCGTCGCCGCGCGCCCGCTTCTGTCCGCGACGGCTATCAGGAAGCTCATAACAACCGATCTCGGCCGCGAAATCCCGCTGCGCACGCTGCAGCATTTCCTCAAGCATTTCCGCGCCACGGCCAAACCGGAACTGAAGGCGCTCACCAATCCCGATCGTTACCGCTCCCACCACAAGCCGGCCTTCGGCGTCGTCGGCGCGCGCATCGAGCGCATCAACCAGCGCTGGGAGATAGACGCGTCGCCGGCCGACGCGATGTGTTTGGTCGATGGCCGCGAGCTTCGTTACAAGCTGATCGGCTGCATCGACGTTTTCACCCGCCGCGCCATGATCGTGGTCACCGACCAGGCGCGCGCCGTCGCCACGATGGCGCTGCTGCGCCGTGCCATTCTCGCCTGGGGACTGCCCGAGCTGGTCAAGATCGACAACGGCAAGGAATTCAAGAACCGCGCCGTCGAGCGCTTCGCCCAGGACGCCGGAATAATCACCGAGTTTTCCCGCGCCTTCACGCCCGAGCAGAAGCCGCATATCGAGCGTTTCTTTGGTACGCTCACCCGCGATCTGTTCGAGCTGTTGCCCGGCTATATCGGTCACAATGTCGCCGAGCGCCAGGGCATCGAAGCGCGCCGGTCGTTCCAGCATCGCTTCGGCGAAGACGCCCATCTTGCTTTCGGCGTCCAGCTCTCGCCGGAAGCGCTGCAGGCGCGCATCGACGGCTGGTGTAATGAGATCTACGCCCGCCATGTGCATGAGGGGATCAAACGAACCCCGCATGATCTGGCACTCGCCTTCGCCGGCGACGTAAGACGCCTGCCGGACGAGCGCGTTCTCGATGCGCTGCTGCTCGATGCGCCCGACGCGTCGGGAATTCGCGTCGTCGCCAAATCCGGCATCCGCATCGGCAATCGTTTTTATGTCGCCGGCGAGCTCGGCGAATGGATGGGCCACCGCGTCCATTGCCGTTTCGATCCTTTCCAGCCGGAACAGATCGTCGTCTACAACGACACCCGCACGAAGTTCATCTGCGTCGCCCGCGATCGCGACCAGATGGACGGCGCCGATCTCGCCCGCGAAGCGGTGCGGGCGCAGAAGCTCAACGCCGCCAAGATCACCGATATCCGGTCGGCCGTGCGCGGCGTGCAGCGCCGATATCCGGCCGACGGCGCGGCCGATCGCCTGCTGATCGATGCGCGGCAAATCTTCGTCCCCGATCCCGAGTCGGCCGAAGCGATGCGCATGGCCGCGCGCCCGGCTTTGATAGCCCAGGCCGAAGCAATGCAGGCGCTTTCCGCGTCCGCAGCGCCTCCGCGGGCCATCGAGCCCACGCCCGAGCAGCGCGAAAGCGCCGAAATCTTTCATCTCGAAGAAGCCGCGCGCCACACGCCGCTGCCCGAGCGCATGGAGCAATGCGACGGCTACGAGCGCCCGCGCTTCATCGACGACGATCTCGGGTTTTACGCGTGGCTCACCGGGCATCGCGACATGCTCGACCAGGCCGATCGCCTGGCGCTCGAAGATTTCGAGTCCGATCCGTCATTTCAGGACCTTCTCAACAGCAAACAAAAGGCGCGCGCATGACCCTATCTACTCCCGAAGAACGACGCTGTACCGCGCTGATCGATCTCTTCGTGCGGCTTCTCCAGGCAACGCATTTGCACATCGCGCGCGAGCCCGACCAGAGCGTCCGCGTCGGTGCGCTCATGGGCGTGATGGCTTCGGCCGCAACGCTCACCTTCGTCGAGCTTACCAACGAGCGCGACCCTGACTTCGCGCAAACCGCGATGGTGAGCGCCTTCCAGGCCGTCAAAGAACAACTCGAAAGCATGAAAGAGCGCAAATGAAAACCGGGCATTTCGTCGAAGGGCTTTCGAACGTCCAGCGCTTTCTCGATGGGCAGCGCACGGTGGAAAACCGCGGCGCGCGCGAGGCGAGCTGGCATCTGGTGAAGGGCGAGCCGGGCTACGGCAAATCGCGCACCCTGGCGTGGTGGGCGGCGAAGAAAACGCCGGTGTTTGTTCGCGCCAAGGCCGACTGGACGCCGACCTGGATGCTTCGCGATATCTGCGCCTGCCTCGGGCTGCAGCAATCGGTGCGCAAGCACGCGATGTTCGAAGCGGTCTGCACCGAGATCATGGCGAAGAACTGCCTGCCGCTCGTGGTCGACGAAATCGACCACGCCGCGCGCAACGTCAAGGTGCTCGAAACCCTGCGCGACATCACCGACATCACCGAGTCGGCGCTGATCGCGGGCGGCATGAAAGACGCCGAAGGGCTGATGAAGCGCTACACGCAGGTCCGCTCGCGCATCGCCAAGGTGACAAGTTTCGGCCCGGCGACGGCCGCGGATGCGCAGCTCATTTGTGAGCAGCTTTGCGACGTCGAACTCGCGCCGGACCTGGTCGCCGAAATCCTCCGCGTCACCCAGGGCCGCGTGCGCCTGCTCATGAACGCGATCGCCCGCTCCGAGCAGTTCGGCAAAGGCGTGCGCGGCAAGCTCGCGCTGGCCGATATCAAAGGCAAGCCGCTGATTTCCTCCGACGATCGCGAGGCCGTATGAGGCCCAATCAGACGACAATCCTGCACTGGCTGGTCGAGGGCGCCGAGCTGAGCGCCACCGAGATCGTGCATCGCTGTCAGATGATCTCGGCAGAGGCAGGCCGCAAGAACATCCTCGAATGCCTCGGCAGGCTTCTCCAGAAGAAGTTCATCGAGCGCGCGAACAAACAAACCACGGCCGCGCCCGTCGAGCCGCGCTATCGGCCGACGCAGCTCGGCCGCGAATTCGCGGCGAGCGGCAAGCGCATCACCAGCGGCCCGAATGGTCCGCTCACCGGCGTGCGCAAGCCGAGGGAAGGCTCGTTCCGCCAGCGCTTCTGGAATGCCTTCCGCATCACGCGCAAAGCCACGCTGCCGCAGCTGATCGAACTGGCGCGCGAGCAGAAAGACGGCAACGTCGACGCCAACGCGCTCAAATACATGAAGGCGCTGGAACGCGCCGGCGTCGCCACGCGCCTGCCGACGAAAGAAAAAGGCCACGCGCTCACCTCGCCCGGCCATGTCCGCTTCGCGCTGATCCGCGATCTCGGCCCGACCGCGCCGGGCGCAGCAAACAAACACCTCGTCAACCTTAACGCCAAAACCGACGCCGAGCGGTTCATTCCCTATGGAGCGAGCAAATGACCCCGCTCGACTGGACCTGCGTTGCAGCTTTGGTTTTCATAGTCGCGGCCGTCGCATTCGTCTGGTTTGTCGAATTATGAGCGCGCACGGCAAATCGCTCGGGGCGCGCTGCGGCAAATCCTATGTCGATCGGGCGCAGGAGAAATGGAACGGCCGCGCGCCGGACTGGGTGATTGCGCTGGCCGAGGAAGCCGATCGCGCGCGGGCGACAGGCAAATCCCAGGGCGATCTCGGCGAGCGGCTCGGGCTTTCCGGTTCTGTTATTTCCGCGATCATCGGCCACACCTATCCCGGCCGCTATGACATGGCGGAGGCCAAGGTCCGCGGCGCGCTTATGCGCGCGACTGTTACCTGTCCCGTCGAAGGCGTCATTGGACGCGATCGCTGCGCCGGCAACCAGGCGCGCAAATTCTCGGCCGCCAATCCCAGCCTCGCGAAATTCCCTCATGCCTGCCGCGAATGCCCGAACAGGATCGAGGCGAGCAAATGAAAACAAGCGAAAGAATGTTGGCGCTGGTCTCGCGGCTCGAAGTGCTTGCGGCCGACGATCACATCACGGCCGCTCAGCTGCGCGCCTATGTGTCGGTCGAAGCTAACCGTCTGCGCAGCCTCGCGCCGGACGTCGGCGCCCTCGAAGCGGCTTGCAGCGCCGCTCTAAGTGCGGTCGCCACGCCACAATGAGCTATCTCCCGCAAACCGATTTCCTGATCACGACAGCGAAGCCCTCGCGGTGCAAGCCGCTAAGGCCATGCGCCGGAGGTTGCGGCGCAAAGGTGAGCGCCAGGGAAAAACGCTGCGGTCCATGCCGGGCCGACCGGCTCGACGAAACGAAACGCAACTACGCAGCGCGCCGCATCGTCCGCGACTCCGCGCGGGAGAAAATTTCATGAGCACGCCTCCGAACACCGGCGCTACCGATCTCGGCATCACGCGGAAGCTCTTCGAGCGCCGCTCCGGTGGCCGCCCGATGCGCGATCTCACAAATACCGGTGAAGTCTTCGCGCTCGCTGCCGAGATCGCCGACGGCAATACGCGTCGATTGAGCCTGCTTTCGATCGAAGAGACGCGCGCGATCGCGCAGCTCGCCGCCGCCGGCGGCGTGCTCCTGCATTGCGCGATCGAACTCGTTCACGCCTCCGACACGGCCGCAGAGCCGCGCCTCGTTCGCGCGCATCTGGAGGCGCTTTGCAAAGCCACGCGCGCGCTCATCACCAAGGAAGGGGAAAAACCGACATGAAATCCGCAGCGAAAAAGAAGACCGCCATGGCGGCGATCCAGGTCCCGCAGACGGACGAAGAGGCGAACGCGCTGGTCGCGGAATATGGCGAGCATTTCAACGCCATCGCCAATCTGCAGGTCGGGCTCGACGATGCACTCGCCAAGGTCAAGGCGACATTCGAGGAGCAGTCCGCGCCGCATCAGGAGCGTCTCAAGACCCTTTTCATGCAGCTGACAAGCTGGGGTGCAGCGCACCGCAAACGGCTCACCGAAGACGGCAAGACGAAGACCGTCAAGCTCCCGGCCGGCGAAATCGGCTGGCGCAACCTGCCGCCGAGCGTGCGCTGGAAGAAAGGCAGCAAGGTCGAAGACATCATTGCCGCGATCAAGGCGGCCGGCATGCGCCGCTTCCTGCGCCTCAAGGAAGAACCAAACAAGGAACGCATGCTCGAAGAGCCGGAAGCCGCGGCGCTGATCGACGGCGTCATTATCGGCTCAGGCGGCGAGAATTTCTTCGTCGCGCCCTTCGGCGCCGATCTGGCGCAACCGAAGTGAGTGCCGCCGCGCGCGCTTTCGACGGCCCGGTGGGCGATCTGCTGCTCACCATCCAGCCGCTGCTTCATGTGCTGCACGGCGAAAAGCGCGCCCGGCTGCAGCTCGCCTTCATCAACACGGTGTTTGACATGGCATCCCGCGCGCTCAACTGCGATCCGGCCCAACTGCCACCCAATCCGCAGGCCGCGGCGCTGGCGCTCCATCGCGCCGTCATAGAGCTGTGTCTTCGCGCCGGCGTCCAGCGCATCGAACTGGTCGAAAATTACAACGACCACGACGTGGTGCAGCACGCGCCCAATATCGCCGAATCCATTGAGCGCTGCCTCGCGCTTCTCTCGCTCTTTCACGCCCGGAGCATCACGCAGTCATGAGCACCGTTTCGATGAGCGAACAGGAATTCCTGACCCGGATCGGGCACGGCCAATGCACGCCGGACCTCATGTCGGATGCGCTGGCCGATTTCCTGCGCTCGCGCGGGCTACATGACGCGGCGCGCGCGCTGATCCACTGGATTGATACCCGCGAAGAAATGGGCGTCAGCTTCGATTGCTATGCTGCCGCCGATCCCACCGACGCGCAGATCGCGCTCGAATGCGCGGCCAAGGCTTTCGCGCGTGGCGAGCCGGAAATCGCCCAGGCCGTGATCGAGGACTTCATGAAGGGCGCGAGCTGATGCCCAAGCCGTACAATGCCCGCAATTCCAAGCTCCAGCGCCTGCATGCCAGCGTGCGCCAGCAAGGTATCTCCGAGGATGACTACCGCGCCCGCCTGGAGCGCCAGTTCGGCAGGCGCAGCGCCAAGGACCTGACGGACCTGGAATTAGAAGCCGCGGTCAAAATGTTTCGCGTGAAACATTTGTTCCCTCACATGGCGAAGGTGAAGGCGCTGTTCATCGCCGCCTACAACCTCGGCGCCTTCGACAATGGCACCGACGCCGCCCTGGAAGCCTTTGTGAAGCGCCAGACCGGCAAGGATCGCCTCAACTGGCTTACGCCCACCGAAGCAAATTCCGTCGTCGAGGCGCTCAAGGCCATCTGCGCCCGCGATGGCTTCGTCGTGCCGGAAGGCGACGGCATGGAAGCCCGCAAGGCTCTCCTGCGCGCGCAATGGAAGCGGCTGGGCGATCTCGGCCAGACGTCGGTCAGGAATGATTTCGGGCTCGACGGCTGGGTATCCCGTTACATCGCCGGCCGTCGCGAGTCCCATCTCACGCTCAAGCGCCATCAGCTCGACGCGGCCAATATTCGCCTGGGCAAATGGATCAGGCGCACCATCAGCGGCAAGCTCGAAGATCACGGGCGCGCGGCCGGCTGATGGTCAAGCACCGCAACACCTGGCAGCCGTCGCGCGTGCTCATTCTGGTTGCCAAGGCCGGCGGCATCGAAGCAGCGCGCAAGCTCGTCCAGCATTTCGGTGGGCGCCGCCTGTATGTTCCTCGAACGCCGATGGCCGACAATCACGAGATCGTAATCGGCATCGGACGCCGCGCCGCACAGGTGCTGCAGGACGAATATGGCGCGGAATCGATCATCGTTCCGGTGGGCCGCGACCTGAAGCTCGACATCGCCGCCGAGGCCGTCGAGAAGGCCGCAGGCGGCAAGCGCGCCGCGATCGCCCAGGCGCTGGGCGTCTCCTATTCCACCGCCAAGCGCATCCTGCGTAAGCTGCGCAAGGAGTTCCCTGGCACCGCGCCAGCGCCGCAACCGCGCAAGCGCGATCCGCGCCAGATCGATATCGAGGATTATCTGCGATGATGCGAGCACGGACTCTGGGGCTCATTGTTATCGTGGTCGCGATTTACAATGGCATTCCGGACGTGGCTCGGCTTGTGCACGGTGAGCGATCGGCGTGGCTCTTTGGCGAGCTCGCGGCTGATGCCACTATGTTAGCCCTCGCGTGCGGCATTCTTCTCGGGCTGGTCGAAATCACCTGAGTCGCGGGGTCAATTGAGACCCTCAAATCGCCAAGCGGACAAGCCTAATGTCCGCGCATGTTCGACCTCGCAAAGATCAAGCCCGTCACCGACGCCGATATCGACGCGTTTGCACGCACGATCTACGGCGAAGGCAGCAACCAGGGCGATGCCGCGCGCATCGGCATAGGTTCGAGCATCCTGACGCGCGCAATCGAGGGCACATGGCCGGGCGGTCATGACATCGCCGCCGTCTGCGAAGCGCGACGGCAATATGATTGCTGGGATGTAAACACCGCCGACGAAGAGCGCACGAAGAACGCGACGCTCGCCGATCCGGCTTTCGCGGCCTGCTACGGACTCGCGCTGGCGATGCTGCGCGGCGGCGTTCCGGACAACACAAAGGGCGCCGTCTTCTACCACGACACCTCGCGCCAGACGCCGCCCACCGCGTGGGGCAGCGTTCGTCTCACCGTCGTCTACGGAAGGCTGAAGTTCTATGCGAAGAATTGAGCTGGCGTTCATCGCGCTTTTTGCCGCGGTCTTTGTTTGTCATGGCGCGCGCAACCCGTCGGCGATCTCGCGCTCGATGGTCCCTACGTCATCGTCGGCTCGACGGCCGCCCAGGGCCGGAAAGGCGGGGGCACGTCCTGGCGCTACGAAATCCGCTCACACCGTTTCGAAATCCTGAAAAACTTCAAGTGAGGAAGCAATGAACACAGCTATTCCGCTTCAGCCGTTTCTCACGCTCGCGCTTCAGGCCGTGGCGCTCTTGCTGGCGGCGATCGCCGTGCCATTCGCGAACAAGCTTTTCGACCAGGTCACGGCCAACACGAACCTGAAGGGCAACGCGACGGCACGCAGCATCATCGACGGCGGCGTCGACTACGCACTCGCCTATGCGGAGAAATTCGCCAGCGCCGCGATTACCCGGGTCGGATACATCGATTGCGGCAACGCCACCGTCGCCGCGGCGGCCAACTACATCCTGAGCCACTTCCCCGAAGAGCTGGCCCAGATCGGCTACACCGAGCAGCACGTCATCGAGCTGGTGCGCTCGGCGCTTGGCCTCAGCTCGGCACCTTCCACACCGGAGAAAACTTCATGAAGCGTTTGTTTGCACTCGGCGCGCTGTGTTGCGCACTGGCATTGGGCGCGTGCGCCGGCACGTCCGATGTCGAGAAATCCCTGATCGCCGCGCATGCGACCTATGACGGCGTGAGCATCGCGCTGCAGACGGCCACGACAACCGGCGTTCTGCATGGCAGCGCGGCACAGGAAGCGCAGTCCACTTACGACCAGGTCGGCCAGGAGCTTGCCGCCGCCGACGCCGCCTGGACGGCCGGCAACCAGACGGATGCCGCGACGCATGTCGCAAACGCGAACGCCGCCGCGACGAAGCTCTGCACGTCCAGTCTCGACTGCAGGCCCACCGTCTCGAACGGCTCTCAGTAATCGGCACACGCATCCCGAAACCCCCGGAGACTGAAGTAATGACGATTGCCCAACTCATCCTGGCGTTTATCACCCAGGCGCCATCCGCGCTGTCCCAGATCACGTCGCTCTACGAGGCGGTCAAGGCCGATATCGGCTCCGACGACCAGGCGCAGATCGACGCGGCGCTCGCGGCCGAGCAGGCCAAGCTTGCGCCCGAACAGGCGCAGACCGACGCCGATCTCGAATCTGCCGCGAAGGAATAAGCGTTAACCGAGGGTTGAACCTCAGACACACGAGAGCAGATGACCCTCGATCAGATTGTTGCCATATCCGACATCGCCGCGGCGGTCCTATCCGCCGCGGCGTTTGCTTTCGCGTTCTATGTGCGCTCGGTCGCCGACGCCAAATGCGAGAAGCTGAAGGAAGATTACGACGGCAAGCTCGCAAGGGCGAAGGCAGAGTTCGATGGAGAGATCAAGATTGTCACCAACGCGCTCTACCAGCGGATCAATGGCCTGGGCGATCGCCTGCAGCATGTCGAAAGCCGGCTGGATGGCGCGGCCGGCCGCGAAGATGTCCACAAGCTCTCGCTGCAGCTGTCGGACCTGTCGGGCGACCTCAAGGTGATGACCGCCAAATTGGCGTCGATGAGCGAGAACAGTCAGATCACGGGCCTCGCGATCAAGCGCCTGGAAAATCATCTGTTAAAAATCGAGGGCTGACATGAAATTCGGAGAGGCGCTCGCCCAGGACCGCAGGCTCGCCACCCTCAAGCTGATCAACGAAGCCGGGGGCGCCGCCAACGAGAGCGTGCTGCGCCAGGGATTGGAGATGCTCGGTTACATGGCCGGCATGACCTATCAGACCGTGCGCGACGATCTGCGCTTCCTGGAAGAGGCGGGCTGCGTCAAGGTCGACTGGTTCGATGACCGCGTGGCCATCGCGAAGATCACGCGCCGGGGCGTGGATTGCGCGGCTGGACAGATCCGCGTGGAGGGCGTCAAGCGGCCGAGCATCGGGTTGTAACGATGCGCCCCTCTTCGATCGACAGACTCGACAAGGACCTGCGCGCGGAGATCAACCGTCTGCGCGTCGACCAGGGCTTCACGATCGAACAGATCGTCGAATACCTGAAATCGATGAACGCGAATGTTTCAAAGAGCGCGGTCGGCCGCCACGTCAAGAAACTCGCGGAAGTTGGCGCGCGCATCCGCGAAGCGCGCGCGGTCGCCGAAGGCATCGCGCCGACGATCTCCGACAGGGACGACGGACAGCTCGTGAACATGAATGTGGAACTGCTCCACAGCGCGATCATGCGTTTGTCATCGGGCACAGGCGCTGACGGCGAAGATGTTGAGCTCTCGGCGGCCGAGGCGATGATGATCGGCAAAGCCATCCAGGCGGCGGCCAGCGCCTCAAAGATCAACGCCGATCGCGTGCTGAAGATCAGGCAGCAGACAGCGAAGAGCGCCGAAAAAGAAGTTGCAAAGGTGCTCAAAAAAGCCGCTCCGGGTCTCTCCGCGGAAACAGTATCGCAGATCCGTCAGGCCGTGCTCGGAGTGGCGGCATGAAGAAAGATTTGCACGCGGAGCCGCGGAGACCCGCAGAGGACGCGGTCGAACAGTACATCAGCGGCAGAGCGCGCCGGCGCGGCTATTCCGCGCCAACGAAACCTTGCATTGCCTGCGAAGGCATTATGCATCTCAGAAAGTACACGCGTTTGCAGCGCTGGTACTGGCGATGTGATGGCTGCAACTGCAAGACCGATCTCCGTGGCTCTGTGCCTCTGTGTGAGCAATCCTGATGCCCTGCGAAGCCGTCAGAATGGACAACGGCATCACGGCCATTGTTTGCACAGGCCGCTCGCTCGCAAACCGTCGCAAAAGAGCACGACAAGCGTGCAGGTTATGAGGCTTCGCGAAAAGCTGGAGGTCTTCGGCATTCGCATTGAGACGGAGTGCGGCTACGGGTCGCGCGGCTTCCGTCTCCTGTTTCCCGCGCCGATCGGCTCCGAGGCCGCATGAGAAACTACCAGGCGGGTTGGGGCAAGGACGCGGCGCAGGAATTTCACGACGACGTGCTCTATGTCGATCTTCCCGAAGGTCAGGTGAGCTATCATACGGCCGGCCGCGGCGCCGGTCCCGATTGTCCAGGTGAATGGGACGGCATCACCGGCGTGTCGGAATTGCGCGCCTGTGAATTTGTCATCCGCGTGCTCGCCGGCGAGCCGCCGCCATTCGAGCTGGGGCGCGAACTGAGAATTGCGCGAGACCGCATGCGCGCGATCGCAGAGCAGCCCACGACTGCGATGAAACAAGCCGAACTGTTCGCGGCATGATCGAGCCGATCGACAAGTTCATCCCGCGTCACAAGGGCGACGAACTGCCGGAAGCGGTCGCGTTGCTTCCGCGTGGTGATCTGCTATTGCCCTATCAACAGCGCGCGGCCTTGCAAGCGTCGACGTCGCCTCTCCTGGTCATCGAGAAATCGCGGCGCATCGGTCTCACCTGGGGCATGGCCTCGAATGCCGTGCTGACGGCCGGCTCCGCGCGCGGCGAAGGCGGCGACGATTTTTCGTACATCTCCTATTCGCAGGAAATGACGCGCGAGTTCATCGACGCCTGCGCGATGTGGGCCAAGGCATTTGCGATCGTCGGCTCGGCCGTCGACGAATTCCTGTTCGAGGACCAGGACGAACACGGCAACACGAAATCGATCAAGGCATTCCGTATCAGCTTCGCATCCGGCTTCGAGATCGTGGCGCTGTCGAGCGCGCCGCGATCCTTGCGCGGGCGCAAGGGCGTCGTGTTCATCGACGAAGCGGCCTTCGTCGACAATCTCGCCGAGCTGCTCAAGGCCGCGCTCGCGCTGCTGATGTGGGGCGGCCGGGTGATCGTCGTCTCGACGCATAACGGCGTCGACAATCCGTTCAACCAGCTGCTCGACGAAATCCGCTCCGGACGCCGCAAGGGCGATGTGATGAAGATCACGCTCGCCGATGCGATCGCGGACGGCTTGTATGAGCGCATCTGTCTCGTCACCGGCAAGGAAGCCACGCCGGCAGGCAGGCGCGCCTGGGAAGCCGATGTGCGCGCGAGCTATGCCGAGGCCGCGGCCGAGGAACTGGATTGCATTCCCGCCGCCGGCGGCGGTGCGTTCATCGATCCCGCGCTGGTAATAGCCGCGCACCACGACGACTGCGCCAAGCCGGAAATGTACCAGAAAGGACTTTGCGTCGCCGGCCGCGACATTGCGCGCCGGCGCGACCTGGACGTGATCTGGGTTTTCGAGATGATCGGCAATGTTTTGTGGCTCCGGCTGCGCAGCGAAGCGCGCAACACGAAGCTGACATTGCGACAGAAGATTTTCTCCGGCCTCTTCCGCGTCTTCCGCATCTTCCGCGCCATGGTCGACGAAACCGGCATGGGCATGGGCGAGGTCGAGCGCGCCCAGGAAGAGTTCGGCGAAGTGGTTGTCGTCGGCGTCACCTTCACCGCAGCAAACAAACTCGATATCGCGCTCGCGATGAAGAAGCGCTTCGAGGACGGTACGATCCGGATCTTCGTCGATCCGGAAGTGCGCGCCGATTTTCGCGCCATCAAGGTGTCGAAGGGCGCCGGCGAAACCGTGCGCCTGGTCAACGACACTGAGGAAGTGCACGCCGACATGTTCTGGGCCTGCGCGCTTGCGTGCAAAGCGGCGGATCTCGGTGAGCCGGCTTACTACGGTTACAAGGCCGCGCCGAAGCGCGACAAGTTTAGCGACGTGCCGCGCGGCCATGAACGCGACCGCGGTCTCGCGCCAGGCCGCATGCGCAATCGTCCGGACGATCGCGGCGCCGGCGCACGCTTTCGAAAGGGAACAACATGGTGACGATGAGCGCGCGAGCGCGAAGAGCAAATAAATGACCGGCACAGCACTTGTTCCCGCGAACACGGCCGGCCAGCCGGTCAATACTTCGCAGATCGACACCGGCCTCGTCTGGCCGAACGGCATGCCGATCATCCGCGAAGTCATGACGGAGAAGATCGCCGCGGCCGCGCTGACGGGCGTGCGCCAGGCGGTAAGCTGGCAGGTCACGCCCGGTCTCGATCCCTGCGGACTCGCCACGCTGTTGATGGAAGCGATCGACGGCGACCCGCAGGCTTACATGCAGCTCGCCGAAGAGATCGAGGAAAAGGACCTGCAATATGCGTCGGTGCTTGGCACGCGCAAGCGCCAGGTCGCGCAACTCGACATCACGGTCGCCGCGCCGCCCGGTGGCGATCCGATCGACAAGGAAATCACCGCGGCTGTCCAGGCTGAACTGGTCGACTCGGGCCTTATCCAGGGCGCGCTGTTCGACATGCTCGACTCGGTGGGCAAAGGCTATTCGGGCACCGAGATCATCTGGGACCTCCAGGGAAGCCACTGGGGCATTGCATCGCTCGACTATGTCGATCCGCGGTTCTTCCGCTTCGACCGTCCGACGCGGCGCGTTCCTTTGCTGCGCGCCGACAATGACGGCGGCATAGGTCTGCCGCTGCCGCCGTACAAATTTGCGTGGCTGCAGGTCAAAGCGAAGTCGGGCATTCCCGTGCGCAACGGCCTCGTTCGTCCCGTCGCCTGGGCGTGGATGTTCAAGAACTTCGCGTTGAAGGATTGGGTCCAGTTCTGCGAAGTGTTCGGCATGCCGTTGCGCGTCGGCAAATTCGCGCCAGGCGCGAGCGAAGCGGACAAGGATGCGTTGCTGCAGGCGGTTGCGTCTCTTTCGTCCGACGCGGCCTGCATCATCCCGTCGAACATGGAGATCGCGTTCCAGGAGACCGGCGCCAAAGGCGGCAGCGGCGATGTGCATGGCGCGCTCACCGATTATCTCGACAAGCAGATCTCCAAGATCGTGCTCGGCCAGACGAGCACGACCGACGCGACACCCGGCAAGCTCGGCGGCGCGAACGAAGCCACCGAAGTGCGCGAGGATATCGAGCGCTCGGACGCCTATGCGGTTTCTGTTTGTTTGAACCGCGACGTGGTCGCGCCGTTCTGTTTCCTCAATTACGGACCGCGCCCGAAATATCCCACGATCCGCGTCGGCCGCAGCGAGCCGAAAAACGCCGCGCTGATGGTCGACACCGCGACCAAGCTTGTTCCCTTCGGCTTCAAGGTCGCACAGGCTGATATCCGCGACGCAGTCGGTTTCAGCACGCCTGGTCCCGATGACGAGTTGCTCACTTCGCCTGGCGCCGGCGCTGGCGTGCCGCCGGCGAATGCAACCAACGTCCCGCTTGCCGATCTCAACTACGATCTCAACACGACGCGGCGCGCGCATCTGCTGGCTTATGAGCTGCTCGCGGTCGAGGAACGCGACGCGATCGAGCATGTAACAACGGCGAAGATCGCAGACTACAAGACGCTGATGGGGCCTGCCGTCGAACAGATCCTCGCGACCGCGAAGGCATCGACCGGCTTTGACGATTTCCAGAAGCGCCTGCGCACGATCAATCCGAACATGACGCCGCTGGCCACAAGCCTCGCATCGCTCACCTTCCAGGCATTCGCCGGCGGCGCTGTCGGCCGCGAGATCGAAGACCGTCCGATCCGCTCGCTCGCGAGCGCCGACCCCTACGGCGATGTCGAATACGCCGATCCCGGCTATCAGCCCGACAGGAAGAAGCGCTATCCCGTTGACACCGAAGAGCACATCCGCGCGGCGTGGAGTTACATCAACAAAACCGGCAATCAGTCCGCGTACAGTTCCGACCAGGTCGACAAGATCAAAGCGAAGATCATCTCAGCGTGGAAAAAGAAGATTGATCCCGCGGGACCGCCCTCGGCCTGAGTCGTCCGATGGCTGATCTCACATTCGACAACATCTCGCCGGAAGCCGCGCTGCAGGCATGGCAACAGCGGGCGGCCAATCCGCTGCCGGCTTATTCGTGGTGGGATGTCTGGCAGCAACAGCACAGCCAAGCCTTCACCGTCGCCAAGTCGGCCGGCGCCGATGTGCTCGATGACATCGCCGGCGCAGTCGAGAACGCGATCGCCAATGGCGAGACCTTCGACCAGTTTGTTTCCGACATCGAGCCGGTCCTGGTCGAGAAAGGCTGGTGGGGACAAGGTCCGGCATTCGATCCGGAGACTGGCGAAATCAACATCGCGCAGCTCGGCTCGCTCAACCGCCTGCGCATCATCTACGACACCAATCTGCGCATGAGCTACGCGGCCGGGAAATGGGCGAGCATCGAGAGGAACAAGGGCGATCTCCCGTACCTCATGTACACGCACACGACTTCCCTGCATCCGCGCGCCGAGCATCTGGCATGGGATGGGATATGCCTGCCGGTCGATGACGAATGGTGGGACACTCATTATCCGCCAAACGATTTTGGCTGTAAGTGCGGCGTGATCGCGCTCACGCGCCAGCAATACGCGTCGATGGACGGCTCGGGACTGATCACGACGTCGGCGCCGCAGACGATCTGGCAGGACATCGTCAACCCGCGAACTGGGATTGTGACCCCGACGCCTGAGGGCATCGGCGCGGGGTTCGCTTACAATGTCGGGAAGGCGTTTCTGGCAGCGCTGGGAGGAACTTCCTAATTGTCCTGCTGAAGCTTGACTTTCGCCAGCATGACAGTCTTGACCCACTTTCCCGGTGGTACATGGTTTTCCATCAGCTTGATTTCCATGCCCCGTGCCTCAGCGAGCGGAATATCGGCGGCTGCAGATATCTGCATTGCCATGCCTTCGAGTGCCTCATCGCTATATCCTGTCGCGTAAATCACATTTGCGTTGTGACGTGCCAAGACGAGATTTTGCTCCGGCGTTTTCTTGTTGGCGATAGCGATCCCCATCACGACGAACGTGCAGAGAACCACGGCCGAGCCCAACGTCCACACGATTGCAGTATTGCGCGAACGGACTGCCTCGGTTTGGGACATCTTCCCCTCCCTCAATTCATGCCCGATCTAAGCACGTTTTGGGGCCGCTCAAGAGCCCCTTGAAGAAGGAAATTTGCGGGCATATGGTTAAGCCGCTTCGCGATGCGGAGCCGGGAGTAGAGGCCCGAACGAAAAAGGCGCCACGCGCGCCTCGGCTTTTGCCGGGGCGTATTCGTTTGGTCGGCGCTGGGCGGGATGCCTTAGGGCATGCCGCGTCGCCTTTTCCGCGGTCCTCTAACCTGTCCAGCGCCGGCCGCCACGCTTAGAGGCGTGGCGAGCCGGCTCAATGCAGAGGAGTCGAAAAGGTGAAACTCATCATGAATGCGGTCTTCGAGCCTCGCGGATCGAAGCCAATCAATGTGCCGATCTTCGAACAAGGCGGCAGGAAATGGATCCGGGGAACATCGGTCGCCGAAGCGCTCGGCTATAAAAACAAGACCGAGTCCATCCGTAAGAAAAGCAAGCGCAATTCCGAACACATGGAGAGTTTGCTTATAAAGCTCGAACATGAGGGATCGCGCCGGGAGGGCGGTCGCCTCGGAGCGCCAGTTCGATTTTTCACTTTGCGAAGCGCTATGATGCTCGCTGCACGGGATCATTGTCAGGCACAGCGCGGCGTCGATTTCATTTTGTTCCTGAACAAAATAGAGGACGGAGACGGCCAGCCTGCCGCTCAGCCCGCGCGCCCGGCCTATCTCGACATGCCTCTCTCGCTTCTCCTGCGCGAATGGTTCTGGGGAGGGCGCAATGTGTGAGCGAACTATCGACATGGACAAGCTCGAAGACGGCATCGCAATGCTTCGTACCATCGGCGATCTGACCTGCCACACCGGTACGCTGGGCGACGTGGACGCCGGCGATCTGGCCATCACACTGCGCGTGATCCACGACCAGATACGCGAAGCCGTGCTCGGTAAGGCGGCGTAGCGGATGGGCGGGACGGCTGGCGGGAAACAGCCGTCCCGTGCCTAATGCCGAATCGAGAGGAGACGACACCTGCGGCGCGGCTCGCGGCGAGCGCCGGAGACAAGGGAATGGAATTGATTGACACGCGGCACTTCAACAATGCGGCGATCCGCATCTATCGCCATGAAGGAAAAATCTGGATGCCGGCGCACGACATCGAACGCGCGCTCGGGCTGCCAAAGGAAGCATTCGGCGCTATGGTTCACAACGACGCGACCGAAGAAAGGCGGAAGGCCCGCAAAGCGGGTCTCACGGGAGCCAAGCTGTACAAGGAAGCTACCAGAGCGGCCGAAAAACAGGCGCGGGAGCAATGGGGCAACGAGACGATGCTGTTCGGGCGCAAGACAACGCGCACGCACAAGCATTTCGGTAAGCGTACGGGCCGCGAGGTCGAAAGGCAGGCGGAGGATGTCGAAGGCGTAAACTGGAAGATGACCTGCGAGGGCGCGCGCCGGTTTGCGCTTAAGAGCCTCGCGGCGACGGGCCGCGAATACATTTTTTGGGTTGACGCACTTCAGGTAGAGTTAACGAACGCCGCCGCCCAAAAGTAGAAAATAAACCACCTTTTAAGGTGTTGCGCAGGGCGCGGGTCACGACGTGTGGTGCCGCGCCCAAGCATTTGGGCCGTAGGACGCGCTAGGAGCGATGTTCGAGGCGCGGGCGGCATCTTTACCCTATTCGATACCTTTCGTCGCTGTACGGCCCTGCTAGGTATCTTTGCAGCTTCTTTAGAAACCGGCGACCTGCGGGGACGCGCTCGGCGAGCGCGGGAGGGCGTTCCGGCCCCGCTCCGTTAACATTAACGGTAAATTTCTAACCAGTTCAGGCGGGTCAACTCGGCGGCTGGACAAGATCGCCGAACGGGGTCACCGTGACGCGTCCCCTCGCGGACCCCGGCCGGACGGTCGCTCGGCGCCGTCCGGCCATCCTGCTCTTCCTTTCCATCGTGCGCGGGGTCATCTGACCCCGTTAGCGCCTGTTCCCGCCTTCGCCATGTTCGCGGTCCGATGGATCGTGATCTCAACACCGCGCTGCACCTGTTCGCGCTCTCTGCCGTCAACGGCAACGCGCCCGGCTGGATACAGCTCACGCCGAACCTGACGTCTTTCTCGACGAAAGACGGCCGCGGGCCTTTCACGATCAAGAGCGCAGCGGATGTAATTCGTACATCGTTGCAGGGCGGACCTATCGGCATCGACTACGACCACGCGACAGACCTGGCGGCGAAAGCCGGCATCTCCGCGCCGGCGGCCGGATGGATCGAGGAAATCGCCGAGCACGGTCCTGGTAACGAACCGGGGCTGTGGGGCCGCGTCGAGTGGACAACCACGGGCGCGCAGCGCGTCGGCGGCAAAGAGTATCGTTACATCTCGCCCGTGCTGCTTTCGAGCAAAGACGGAACGCTGGTCGCGATCGGCCGCGCCGCGCTCACCAACGACCCGGCCCTTGTGATGAAGGGCCTCTTTTCAATCCAGGAGATGGATGACGTGAACAGGAAAGCACTTTGCGATGCGCTCGGTCTCGCGGGAACAGCCAGCGACAGCGACGTCCTTGCCGCCGTGAAGAACGGTTCGGCCGACACGAAGAAGAAGCTCGCCTCCGCGCTCGGTATTCCCGAAAGCGCGAGCGACGATGATCTCATGTCGGCCGTAAAGAAGGTCGGTGCCCAGGCTTCGACGCTCGCGAATGTTGGGCGCGTCCTTAAGGCCGCCGGCCTCTCGGGCGACACGCTCGATGAAACAACCACGACAGCCCTTTGTGCCAGGCTCAGCACGGCTCCCGACGCGCAAGGTGCGGCCGCCAAGGCGCAAACACTTCAGACACAGGTCGACGACCTGCAGAAGCAGCTCGCTTCGCTCAATATGGCATTCGCCGGCAGCACGGCGACGAAGGAAGTCGAAGCCGCGATCGCGGCCGGCAAGCTTACGCCGGCGCAGAAGGATTGGGCCGTCGACTACTGCGCGCGCGATCCGGATGGCTTCAAGAAATTCGTCGGCAACCAGCCTGTGATCCTGAAAGACGGCCGCGTTGTCGAAGGCGCGCCTCCCGGTCCCGAGACGCTGACAGCCGACGAAAAGACGATCTGCGCGAAGATGGGCCTCAAGGAAGAGGACTTCAAGCGCACGCGCGCAACCATGCAGAAGGAGTCCGCATAATGGCGCTTACCCAGGACCGCGACACCAAAGAGCGAAGCGGCAACGCCTATTCGCTCGGCGTAGCTGCGGGAAAGCTCATTTATGCCGGCGCCATCGTTTGTCTGGATGCCAATGGCAACGCCACGCCGGGCGCGGCAGCGGTCGGGCTTATCTGTCTCGGCCGCGCCGAGCAGCAGGCCGACAATTCGCTGGGCATCGCGGGCGCGATCAGCGTCAACATCTTCCGCGGCGTATTCCGCTGGGAGAATTCTGCTGGCGGTGACGCGATCACGGAAGAAAGCATCGGTGAGAAGTGTTACATCGTCGACGATCAGACAGTGGCACTCACCGGCGCAGCCGGCACGCGCAGCGTCGCGGGCACTGTGTTCGACGTTGATAGTGCGGGCGTCTGGGTCGACACGCGCGTTCCGGGCGAACAGCGCAAGACCTATTTGACGCTGAACCTCGCCGATCTCCTCGGCGCCGACGCGGCTGTCTATCACATCGCATCTCCGGTTTCGGGCCGCATCACGAAGTACTGGTCGAACCTGTCGGGCGCCCTGGCGACGGGCAATGCGACGGCCACCGGCAAGATCGGCGGCGTGGCCATCACCAATGGCGTGCTGACGATGGTCCAGGCCGGTTCGGCCGCCGGCCAGGTCAACAGCCAGGCGCCGACCAGCGACGGCACGAACGCCGTCGATGTGGGCTCCGATATCAGCTTCACGATCGGCGGCACGAATACCGCCAACAGATCGGCGACCGTCGTCATCGAAATCACGCGCAACTAATCCGGCGCGAGAGAGGGAACAAACATGCAAATCACCCGCGGCACGCTGCAGACGCTGGGCATCGCCTTCAAGGCCACGTTCGAGAACGCGCTCGGCACGGCGTCGACGCAATACCAGGGCGTCACGACGATGGTCCCTGTTACGACCGGCAAGACCGAATATGGCTGGCTGGGCGAAATTCCGAACGTGCGGGAATGGGTCGGCGATCGCTTCATCAACAATCTGGAGCGTTTCGCCTGGTCGATCAGCAACAAGGACTTCGAGGTTACCGTAGGCGTCGATCGCAACGACATCCTCTACGACAATCTCGGCATCTACACGCCGAAGTTCACCAAGATGGGCAATTCCTGCGCTGCCCATAAGGACCTGCTCATCTGGCCGATGATGAATGCGGGCTTCGCCAATCTTTGCTATGACGGCCAGTATTTCTTCGACACCGATCATCCGGTGCTCGATGTCAACGGCGTTTCGCAATCGGTGGCCAACACGGACGGCGGCGCCGGCACGCCGTGGTTCCTGGTCGCCAAGAACCAGGTGCTCAATCCGATCATCCTGCAGACGTTCAAGGATTACGAATTCGTATCCAAGGACCAGCCGGATGACGACAACGTCTTCATGCAGAAGCGCTACCTTTACGGCGCCGATGCCATCTACAACGCGGGCTACGGCCTGTGGCAGACGTCGTGGGGCAGCAAGCAGCCGCTCGATGCCGCGCACTATGCCACGGCCCGCGCAGCGCTCCTGGGCATGAAGGGCGAATACGGGCGTCCGCTCGGCTTGAACGCCTTCACCATGTACGTGCCGCCCACGCTCGAAGGCGCCGCGCTGCAGATCCTCAATGCGGATCGCAACGCGGACGGTTCCACCAACATCTGGTTCAAGACGGCCGACCTCGTTGTCGTGCCGTGGCTCGCGTAAGCGCGAAAGAGGGTACGATGCCGAAAAAGGAAACTCCGAAGATCGAGCTGCCGAAGGCTGGCCAGCTCGTCCGTATCAAGGCGCATCGCGACGGTTATCGTCGCGCCGGCGTCGCGCACACCAAGGCTGCCGTCGATCACGCGCACGATGCTTTCACGCCGGAGCAGCTCGAACAGCTGCACGGTGACGAGAACATGATCGTGTCCTACGTCGATGCTCCGAAGGGCGCGAAGGCAGAGTCCTGACGATCTCTTGCGGGGTAGGGCAGCCCGGTAGTTCGGCAGCCTCATAAGCTGCAGGTCGCTGGTTCGAATCCAGCCCCCGCAACCAACGCTTCCGGCGGTCTCGCGGACGCCGGCTGGAGGCAAGATGAAGTTTGGTATCAACTTTCACACGGGCTCCAAAGCCGACGCGGTCACGCGGCTTAATGGAGCGGTGTCTTTGCCGGCGCGCGTTCGCGAGCTGGCGATCGCCACCGTCAACGCGCTCGCCGGCGAGCCCTCGATCGTGAAGCTGTCGATCGGCGGAGAGCACAAGGGCAATGAAATCTCGGCCATCGTCGTTTCGGTGAGCGGCAATGGCTAAAGCAGTCATGAAGATGGCTCACACAGAGGCACAGAGGCACGGAACCTCTGCGGCTCTGTGGCTCTGTGTGAGCCCTTCCCTGGTGCGCTCGTGAGCTACGCGACGATCCAGAACATGATCGACCGCGGCTATGGCCAGGAGCTGATCGAGCTCACCGACACGGTGAATGATCCGCCGACGACGATCAACGAGCAGACGGTGCAGGACGCGTTGGATGACTCCGACGCGGAGATCAATTCCTACATCACCGCCGCAAACCTGACAGTCCCGCTCAATCCCGTGCCGCGCGTCATCGTCACCCGCGAGATCGAGATCGCGCGCTACAAACTCTGGCGCGATCGTGCGAGCGAAAAGGTGCAGGCCGATTACGCCGGCGCCGTTGCGTGGCTGAAGATGCTCGCGGCCGGCCAGGTGCAGCTTGGCGACAACATCGCGCCCACCGAACAGGCCGCGGAGTCGACGCCGAAGATCGTCTATCCCAACACGCGCACCTTCACGCGCGGCTCGCTGAGTAATTTCTGATGCGCTCAAGCAGCAAAGCGGTAGCTCTCAAATGACCGGCGTGTCGATGGAAGTCACGCTGGACAGCGCGGACGCGACCGACGCGATGCAGCGGCTGGCGGAATTCGGGGACGATCGCGCGCATGCCATGTGGGACGCGATCGGCGCGGCGATGGTCAGCTCCACGCAGCTGCGCTTCCGTGGCCAGCATGGGCCGGACGGGACGGCATGGAAGCCGTCCGAGCGCGTGTTGAAACATGGTGGCGCAACGCTGATCGAGCATGGTTATTTGCTCGCCTCGCAGACGCACAACGTGCTGGAAGGCAACGAAGGCGTGCAATGGGGTTCGCCAATGGTCTACGCAGCGATCCATCAAGCCGGTGGCGATATCCACCGCGAGGCGCATGAGCAGACGATTTACCGCAAGGCGTCAAAGGATGCGCTCTCGCCGCACTTCGTGAAGAAGAAACAATCCAACTTCGCCCAGGACGTGCACGTAGGCGCTTACAACATTCACATTCCGGCGCGTCCCTATCTCGGCATCGACGCGGCCGACGAAGCGACCATCGAGGGCATCGCACAGCGCCATCTCGAAGCTGCCCTGCTCGGAACTTCGCCAGGGAGCGTGCAGTGATTTCGGCCGCACAAATCCAGGCAGTCCTCGCCGGTAACGCGGCGTTCCTGTTCGTCGGGGGCGCCGGCGATTTCGCCAGCGCAGCCGAGCAGCTCAAGACGACGCGAAGCCTCTTTGTAATGCCGCCTGTCGAAAAGGCGCAGCCCAACAGCACGGGAACGCAGGTCATACGCCAGCGATCGGTGGCATTCGCGCGCGTGGTCGCAGGCTTCATCGTTCGCAGCGCGACGAAAGCAGATCAGTCCGGCGACGTCGACGCCGTGCGCGAAGCGTTGAAGACCGCGCTGATCGGATGGACGCCCGACGCGTCCACGCATGAGCCGATGAATTTCGTCGGCTGGAATGCACTCGCCGCGGGCAAAGATGGCACGACAGTCTTCTACGCCTGCGATTTCACCACCGCTTATTACTTGAGGGCGATCCCGGCATGATGAAAGAAAAACCCGTATCGCGGCCGAGTGGCCGCATCCTGGTCGGCAAGGATGGCACGCGCGAGCGCGTCGAGATCGATACGGCCGACAACGCCGACAACAGCCGCGCGCATGGCTACGACACCGAGCCTGGGCGCGCGTTCAACGCCCGCAAGCGCGCGGGCATCCCCGCTTCTGCTCCACAGCCTGCAGCGGAAGGAGACGACCAATGACGCTGGGCAATCCCAAACTTTCATCGCGCAAAGTCCTGCTCGCCGAGATCGAGTCGAGCTATGGCGTCGACGTGATCGTCAGCAACCCGATGGGCGCGCATGGCATCCTGGCGAGCAACTTCACCTTCACGCCGATGGCCGCGACGGCGACGAAGCGCCAGCGCGCCTATCAGAACTGGGGCGGCGATCCGTCGGAGATCACGCAGAAGCATGCGATGATCACGTTCGACGTCGAAGCCGCCGGCTCGGGCGCGGCGGGCACCGCGCCCCTCTTTGGTCCATTGCTGCGCTGCTGCAATCTGGAAGAAACAATTGTCGCCGCCACCAGCGCGTCTTACACGCCGCTCACCGGCGACACGGAAAGCACGTCGCTGCATTTCTACCAGGACTCGCTTTATCACCGGCTCACCGGTTGCCGTGGCACGGTGTCCCTGAAGATGAGCGGCGGCGGATTGCCCATGTGGTCCTTCGCCATCACGGGCCTGTGGAACGCAGCCGCGGACGGCGCGCCACCCGATGTTCACGCCGATCTCGAAGCGTTCATTGACGCGAGCGAAGTCAACCTCGCAAACACGACGTTCACTTTGTTCGGCCAGGCGGTTGTGCTCGACTCGCTGCAGATCGACCTTGGTAACAGCGTCGAATTCCGTGATCGCCCGAACGCGGCCTATGTCGCCGTCACCAATCGCGTGATGACCGGGAAAATCGTCTTCGAAGCGCCCACGGTCGCCACTTACGACTGGGAAACCGCCGCGGCCATCAAGACCACGGGCGCACTGGCCCTGCTCCAGGGCACGACGGCCGGCGACAAGCTCCAGATCGCCGCGACGCGCGTGCAGATCGAAAACCCGAGCTACGCCGACCAGAACGGCGTGCTTTGCCTGTCGGCAAACATAAACATCCTGCGCACCGCGGGCGACGACGAAATCACATTCACCATCAAGTAATGCCGATGAGCCCGCGAGGGCGAAGAGCAAACAAAGGAGTTTGAATTGACCAGGTACGCATTCCGCAAGGCGTCCGAGCCGCGCATTGTCAAATGGACTTGCACAGCGACTGTGCCCGTCGACGCCGGCAAGACCGAAGAACAAACGATCAACGCGACCTACCGTCTGGTCGATCCCTCGAAGATGGCGCAGGCCGTCGCCGCACCGAACCTGATGGGCCAGAATGGCGACGTTCTGCAGCTCAGGGAATGCCTGGACAGCGTCGAAGGCGTGGAGAGCCTGGACGACGTCTACGCCGATCCCATCGCCGTCAGCGCGCTCGCACGGGGCTATTGGGAGATGCTCAAGGGGCGCCTGCCAAAAAACTGAAGGCCGTTGCTCTCGCGCTCGCGGGCGAGGGTGGCGGGAAGGCGGCGATGGATGAGGAGACCATCGCCGAATTGAGACGGATGGGCGTGAGCGAGAAGAAGCTCACAAAGGCGCGTGCGAAGAACCGTGAGCAAAAAATCGAAGTCGAGCCGGAGAACTGGAATGCCGTGCGCGTCTTCATCGCGCTTCAAACGCAATGGCATTACCAGCCGCGCTCGAACGGCAAAGTCTCGCTGCTTTCGCGCACGGGCCTGGACTACACGGCCGTTCCGGTTGTTTGTTCCGCTCACGCCCTCGATCTCGACGAAGAGCTGCTCACACAGATCCGCGCGCTGGAGTCGGAAAGCCTCGCGATCTACGCCGAACGCGATCGGAAGATGCTGGCATGAGTAGCGCCGGCGCACAGCTCCAGGCGTCGCTCACACTCAAGGGCGATTCATCGGCGCTGGTCGGTGCGGCCACCGAAGGTGCAGCCGCGCTGAACAAGCTCTCGGGAAGCGCCAATGCGGCATCGGCGTCCGGAGCCGCAATGGCGCCCGCGTTCAGCGCCGCCACGAAAGCGATCCAGGGACAGGCCGCAGCGTCAGCCGCGGCGAGCCAGGCTCTCACCGCAAGCGGCGCGGCCGAGGTCGAGGAAATCGCGCGCCTGACCCAACTCGTCAGCGCGAGCACGGCCACGACGACAAATATCCGCGCGCTGTCAGTGGCGCATGGCGAGTACAATTCGACGGTCAACGCGGCGCGCGAGCTTCTCGCGGCCGGAGTCCTCAACCAGTTTCAATATGGGGAGGCGGTGCGCGCCGCATCCGCAAAGCTCGCGCTCGCAAACGTGGTCCACGATGCGGGCGCGGCGGCGCTTGCGAAAGAAGCCGGGGGCTCCGCCGCCCTGGGCGCCGCACAGCGCGCACTCGGCGAAGGTGCTGAAGAAACCGGCGTGCACATCAGTGGTCTCTCGCGCCAGGTCGAACGTCTGGGAGAAGATGCCGGCGTTGGCGGCGGGGCGATGTTCGCGCTCGTGCACGGGGTTGAAGATCTTGCGGAGGTTGCCGCAACGCCTGCTGGCGGCATCGCTATTGCTGCCGCGGCGATCGTCGGTCTCGTTGCAGTTGAGCAGCTTTATGAAAATTCGATCAACAAGGTGACGGTCGCGGTCACCGCACATGGCGACGCGTTGCGCCTTGGCACTGCCGATTATACCAAATTTGCTTCGGAGATAGCGGCGGCCGCGGACGTCTCGGATAGCGAAGGCCGTGTCATCGTCGCGGCATGGGTCAATGCCGGCGCGCAGTCGTCGCAGGCGATGAAGAGCGCAGGGGAAGCGCTCAAGGGATACGAGGTGCTGACGGGACAGACGGCCGATCAGGCTGTCCAGAGCATCGGCAAGATGTTCACCGATCCCGCGTCGGCCATCGACGATTTGAACAAACAGTACGGATTTCTCTCTTCCGCGGAGACGGCGCATATCGAGCACATGCAGGCCGAGGGCAACCTCGCTGGCGCACAGGGCGCCGCGATGGATGATCTCAAAAGCCATGTCATTCCGCTCGCTGACAAGACAACGGCGTTGGCTACCGCCTGGGACAGCGTCAAGAAGGCGATGGAGAACGCCTTAAGCTGGGCGGGAAATCATCTGCAACTGAGCAAAAACCCATTCTGGAGCCTGCTCGGGGTCGAAGACAACGGCCCCCCCGACGCGAAGAAACAGGTTGATGCAGCCCTTGCAGCCGTCCAGGCCCAGGATCAAGCAGAGGAGGAGGCACATAACAAGCTCGCTCAGTCCGTCGCTGACTATGCGGGTGGCTACAATGACGAGGCCGAACGGAAGATAATTCAGGGCCACATCGACGCGGCCCACGCGCTCCTCGCGGAGGCGCAGAATGCGAAGGAAACGACCGACGCCAATCATGCGCTCGCCTATGCACAGCAACAGCTTGCTGATCTCGACAAGAAAAGCACCGATACCAAGGATAAACTCACCGACGCACAGCGCGCCTATCGAGACGAAATCAACGAGCTCATCAACAAGACTGGACCCGAAGCGGTCGCGCTGGCGATGGACGACGCGTCCGCGTTGCAGGCCCAGGCTGCCGCGAGCGACGGCACGGCGCTCTCCATAAAGAATTTGCAGAACGCGTATGACATCGCCAAGGCCGTGCAGCCCTACAACACGGCGCTCCAGAAGGCCGCGGTTCTCTACAAAGAGAACGTGCTCAGCGCTTCGCAGTATGACGCCGCTGTCAGGGCACTGAATTCCGATATCGCCAATATTACTGTCGCGATGAAGGAGCAGCAACAGGCGCAAGCCGAGATGGAGGCGAAGCAACAGGTCCGCTCCGGCTTCGAAGGCTTGAACAATTTCTATTCCTCCCTCGACGCGGCGAAACAGGGCATCCAGGCCGACGCGGCTTACATCGAACAGAAGAGCGCCGAAATCCGCGACATGCAGATCGCGGACCTTACGGCCACGGCGCAGGCGCAGATCAACAATCACGACTGGTCGCTCGGCGATTGGGACCATTATCTGGAGCACGTCCTCGATATTCTGGATAACGGAGTCGCCAAAGCCTATCAGGACGACGCCGCGCGTCAGACAGCATGGGCTGCGGGAATCAAGCGCGGACTGACGCAGCTCACCAACGATCAGCAGAACTGGGCGAAAACCTCTGAGAGCCTCGTGACGGGCTTCTCAAGCGAGTTCGAGGACACGCTGGTCAAGATGGTCGAAGGCGGCAAGAACGCGCTGGGCGATTTCTTTACCTGGGTCGAAGAGCAGCTTTTGAAGCTGATGTATCAGCAATATCTGGCTAGTTATTTCAACAGCCTGTTCGGAAGTGTGGTCGGCGATCTCGGCGACATCCTTGGTATCGGCGGAGCCGGCGCAACGGCATCCGCTGGCACAGGAAGCGGGATCGTGGGCGTCGGGGTTCACCACACGGGCGGCGTTGCCGGATCGCCTTCAGTCACGCGGGACGTACCGCTCGCGCTCTTCGCCAACGCGCCGCGCTATCACTCGGGCGGCATCGTCGGCCCAGGCGAAGTGCCGATCATCGCGCAGGAAGGCGAGCGCATTCTCACCGCGACGCAGGCCATGACGGTTGACGCGGCCCTCTCGCGGCCGATCGTGCTGCAGATGCCGGCGAACGCAAACAGCAACGATCGCCCGTTCGCGGTGAACATTCATGAGGCGCCCGGCACGCAGGCGCGCACACAGAGCACGCCGGGCCCGAATGGTTCCTTCAGCCTGGATGTCTTCGTCGACCAGATCGACAAGAGCCTGGCTCAGAAGAGCAGGAAAGGCCGGAGCGCGCTCACGCAGTCGCTTGAGAACACCCACGGCATCAGACGGGCGCCGATAGGATGAGCGTGCGAGCGCGAAGACAAACGAAGAGACCTGGATGACCGCGACCTGTCCGACATGGCCAAGCTCGATCCTGCCGGCGCCGTCGCTGTCGGACAACCTAGCGCAGCAATATCCAAATCTCATCACGCGCACGGATTTCGACCAGGGACCCTCGCGACAGCGCAGCAACTATCAGGGCGGTCCCACCACGCAGTGGATCGTCTGGCCGATGAATGCGGTGCAGCTGCGCATCTTTCATGGCTTCTGGCGCAACGAGATCAGCAATGGCGCCGACTGGTTCTATCTGCCGATCTTCGCGGACAATAGCTACCAGACATTTCTGGTGCGCTTCGTCGACGTGGCGCGGCCGATCAGCTCAACGTCGGGCGGGCAGATCACGCGCAACGCCGGCGAATGGATGTATGCGGCCGTCGTGGAGACGATGGACGAAACCGCTCCGGATGAAACAGAGACTGCATCGCTGATGCTGACTTACATCGGCGCGTGCCAGGCCGCGGTGCTCGACCAGGTCGTGGCGCAGATGCGCTCGGCCGTGCAAACGCTGGGGAGCAATCTGTGATGCGCTCAAGCAGCGAAGCGGTAGCGCAGCAAAGATGAGCGCGGCGGGTTACACCTACACCGACGATGCGCGCGAATATATGTTTTCGCCGGCCGGCGCGGATGTGATCTTCGACACGATCGAACTGCGCCATCCCGCTTTCGTCGATGAACACGGCAACCCGATCGCGGTGCGCTTCGTCAACAATTTCTCCAACATCGAAGCGACGCTCGAAGAGAACGCGCCGCTCAATGGCGGCCAGACTGTTCTCTTCACCGCTGCACCGTTCGAGCTGGTGAAGGCCGACTCGCCGGAAAGCGGCCTGCCGCAAGCGCAGATCGCGGTCTCGAATGTGATGAGCGAAGTCTCGCCATATCTGGCACTCGCCGTTTCGAGCGTGGCTCCCGTGCAATTGTCGCTGCGCCAGTTCCTTGCCGACGATCTCACCGAGCCGTGTTTCGTGATGCACGGGCTCACCTTCGACAACGCCCAGGCAAACATTCGCCGGGTGAGCGCCACGGTCGGCTTTCAGGACCTGCTCAACATGCCGGCGCCGCGCGAGCTCTACACCCTGGAGAATTCCCCTGGTCTACGGCGCTAATAGTTGCTCTTCGCCTGACGGCTCATCGTGCGCTGACACGCTCTCATCGCGCGATGAAATGAAAGCCGTCTGGTTCGTGCGGGACGTGATCGGCTTGCCGTGGAGCGACAACGGCCATGGACCGGACTCTTACAGCTGCTGGGGCCTGACACGCGAGTGCCAGCGCGCGGTCTTCGGCCGCGATCTGCCAATCATCAATCATCCGGCGACGCTGCGTTCGCTGATCGAGACCATCGAACATCACGAGATACGCGACGCGTGGCCGGAGGTTAAAAAACCGGTACACGGCGACCTCGTAACAATGACGCACGCGCGCCACCCGCACCACATCGGAGTTTATCTGGGGCTCGATGGCGGCCGTGTCCTTCATTCGACCGAGCAAACGGGCGTGATGTGCTGTTCGCTCACGCAGCTCAAGCTCGAAGGCTTCGTGCGCCTGCGCTTTCATCGATACAGGGCGCCCCTGCGCTCAAGCAGCGAAGCGGTAGCGCAACAATGACAGTCCGCATCGCTCACATTCGCAATCCGCTCGCGCCGCAGCTGGAGATGCGGACGATCGACGTCGAGCCCGGCGTCGTGCTGACGTGCGCGCTTGCCGATGCGGAATGGAAGCTGCCGCCATCGACGTTTCTGCTGCGGCGCGACGTTGTCGATCGCGAGATCGATTGGGAGCATGTCGAATATCCGGAGATATTCGTTCGGCGCTCCGATTGGGACCTTGCAACGCTGGAAGACGGCGATTGCGCGGTCCTGATAACTCTGCCGCAGGGCGGAGGCGGAGGCGGCGGCTCGCAGGTTCTCAAGATCGTAGCGACCATCGCCCTCATCATCGCGGCGGCCGTATTCGCCGGGCCGCTCGGCGCGAGCCTGGCAGACGGTAGCCTGGGCACGGCGATCGGGCTAAGCGCGGCTGCCGGGAGCGCCATTGTCGCATCGTCCATCATCGTGGGCGGCCAGCTGATCCTTTCGGCAATCCTGCCGCAGCCGAAACCCGCGCAGCAGAAAGCCGCGTCGCCCACCTATACGTTCGGGCTTCAATCGAACCAGGCGCGCATCGGGTCGGCCGTGCCGGAATGGTTCGGCCTCTACAACCAGGTCCCCGACCTGCGGGCGCAGCCCTGGATCAATTACGAGAACAACGAGGAGGACCTTTACGAGCTTTTCTGCCTGGGTAAAGGCAGCTATCAAATCCAGCAGATACGCATCGGCACGAACGCGATCGCCACGCTCAACGACGAAGGCGTTCTCGTGCCGACGGGCACCTATCCCGAGATCGAGTGGCAGATCGCGGGGCCAAATGAGACCCTTAGCCTCTTCCCCGACAACATAGTTACTTCGACCGACGTCAGCGGGATCGAACTCCTTGGCACGAACGAAGACGATTACGGACCGACAGACTGGTTCGTCGTGTGCCCGCCCGGCACTGAGACGCACGCCATCGCCTTCGACATGACGCTGCCCGGCGGCCTTTATCACTCCACCGACAGCGGCAACATCAATCGCGCCGAAGTCGATTTCGAAGCCTGGGCGCAGCCGATCGACGATTACGGCAATCCGACCGGCGACGCGATTATCATTCTCGACACCCATCTCGTGCTTGCCACCAACACGCCGCAACGGCTCACCTATCACTGCGTCGTGGACTCCGCGCGCTATCAGGTGCGGATGGAGCGCACAAATCCCAAGGGCACCACGACCTCCATTTCCGACACGATCGAATGGCTGTCGCTGCGCGCAATCCTGCCGAGCGATCTGAATTACGGCGACTGCACCATGATCGCGATCGCCGCGACGGCTACGGCCAGCCTCAACGGCTCTTCGAGCGACCAGTTCAACACCATCGCCATGCGCGAACTGATCACGCCGGTGCTGATCGATGGCGCCTGGCATTGGAGTGAGTCGCCGCAGCCAACGCGCTCGATCGGCGCCGCGGCCTATTACCTGCTTACATCGAGCAACAATGCCGACATCGATCCGTCCATGATCGATGGCGACTGGCTGCTTGCTTACGAGCCCGTGTGGCAGGGACGCGGAGACACATTCGACGGCGGTTTCGACACCCAGGGCAGCTTCTGGGACAATCTCAATCAGTGCCTGAATGTCGGCCGGACGCAGGCGCTTCCCGGACCGCTGATTTCCTTCGTGCGCGACGAACCGAAGACGCTCTATCGCTGCGCGTTCTCGTCGCTTCAGACGGCGACGGACAGCTTCACCATCAACTATGTGTTTTTCGACGAGAACAACGCCGACGCTGCGAATGTCACTTACATGGACGAAGTCAACTGGCAGTCGAACACGGTGTTCTGCAAGCTGCCCGGCTCGACCTTGAACGAAAGCACGGCGCCGCAGGTGAACGCCTTCGGCATGGTGAGCCGCGACCAGGTGTACCGGACGTGGATGTATAACTTGGCGGCAAGTTGCTACCGGCGCCAGTTTCCGCAATTCGACACCGAGCTCGACGGCCGCGTGTGCCAGCGCGGCGATCTGGTGAAGATCAGCCACATCATGCCGCAATGGGGCGCAGCGGCTTTGGTCATGGCGCTCGAAGAAGACGACGAAGACGGCGATCTGATCACACTCTCGGAGCCGTGGACGCTCGACAGATCAACGCCCGTTGTTACCCTGTCGACGCCTGACGGTTACGTCGCCGGGCCTGCAACTGTCACCATCGTCGACGATGGCGCGACCACGCATCGCGCGCAGCTGCGCTTCACAGCTTCCTGCACATCCGACCAGGGAAACTTCGCCGGCATGGAGCCGCGCGATTGGGGCATCTGGGGCGACACGGTGCGCGGGCTGCAGCGCGAGCGGCCGAAATGCCTGATGGGAACAAACACAACTTCGAGCGTCGACGCGCTCGTTGTTTCGATGACGCCGCAATCGGGGTTGAACGCGACGGTTGCGTGCGTCGTCGATAATCCGGCGGTGTACACGGCCGACCAGGGCACGGTTCCCGAGCGCGCGGAAGAGCCGCCCGACGATCCGGCCGAGGATCTCCAGATCGTGGCGCTCAACATCCGCGAAGTGCCGGCGTTCGATGGTCTGACTGCGATGTGCTCGGTGACCATCGCCGGCGCGGCCGACCAGACGGGCTTTTCCTACCGCACGCGCTACCTGAATGGTGGCACCTGGTCGGGAATAACAAACGTCACGGGCCGCGTGTTCTCATTCCTGTCCGGCCGTGGAACGATCCAGCTCCAGGTGCGCGCGCTCGGCACATCGTCGATCGGCGACTGGTTCGAAACCGACATCGAGGCCGAAGGCTATATCGAAGTGGTGAACGCGACCTTCGATTTCAGCCAGCGCGCCAACTCCGGAAATCTGGCGCTCATGCAAGCGGCGTGGATGAACTGACATGTCCTCAGGCAGCGAAGCGATAGGACGCAAGTAACATGGCCGATTGCACGCCCATAACGCAGATCGTGGTCGATGGAGACGGAACAACCAGCAATTTCCCGATCCCGCCGCCTTCGCTCACGCCGATTGACGTCAACGCGTCGAGCGTCTTCCCGCTTACGCTGCAGGCGGCAACGGCAGGCACGCTCACGCGCGTGTACCGCATCTATTTGACCGTCAGCGGGCCATGCACGCTTGTTTTCGACGATGGCGGAACGGCGCTTCCTGGAAAGATCGAGATGCAGGGCGCGGGAAACGTCACGCTCGATCAGGGATTGTTTCCCTGGTGGCAGGGCAGCGTAGACACGGATTTCAAGCTCAATTTGATCGCGCCAGGCTCCGTCACTGTAGAGGGCGCCGTCTGGATCAATCTCAATCCGACGTGAGGGACCCATGAGAGCGTTCGCAAAAGCCTCTTTGATAGCAGCGGGAATTGTGCTCGCCATCGACATTGTCGTCCATGCGAGCAGCACGGGCTACAGCGTCGCGGGCATTCTCGGCCTTGAGAACATCATGGGTTCGCAGATCAATCCCGCGACCTCCGATCACCAGGCGACGGAAGATAGCTATCTCTCGACGATTGCGACGAATACGACGGGCGGCCTGTCAGGCAATGTCGGCATCAAGAACACAGGCGGCTCGCAGATCGACCCGGCCACTTCGGGAAACCAGTCGACCGCCAACAGCTATCTATCGACGATTGCGACCAACACGACGGGCGGTCTTTCGGGCGCGGTCAACATCAAGAATACGGGCGGATCGAACATCGATCCCGCGACATCGGGAAACCAGACGACAGAGCTTTCCGATCTCGCGACGATCGCGACGAACCAGGCCGACGTCCATGCGAGCGGTTCGGCCGCTCTCGGCACGCTGAACGCGACCTACGGCGTCACGCTCGATCATGCCGGCACAACCAGCATCAGTGTCAGCGCCACAACCTGGAACGGCGCCATTCTCACCATCGAGTCCGAGGGCGCGGACGGTTCGACCTGGAACACGAAGACCTGCGGGAATTCGACCTCGAACTATTCGACCATCACCGCAAATGGCAATTACATCTGCAAAACGGCCGGCGATCGCGCGCTGCGACTGCGCGTCTCGACGGGCGGTTCGCCTGGCGCCACATCGGCCAGCATCGCCTATGACGCCACGCCGGTCGTCGCCTATATCGAGCTGTCGAAGCCGCAGAATTTCCTGATGTCAGACGGCGCCGACATCGTCGAAGGCGCCACGACGGACGGCGTTTGCTCCAACAGCGCCGCGCCCTGCACCAATCACGCGCTGCTTGCGGAGATCGAGCAGGATTTTCACAGTTCCGCTGCGCAGGCCGTCAAAGGCGATGTCGCGGACTACGGCTCGCCGGGCCCTGCTTCGGTGCAGGTCTCGTGTGTGTACGGGCCAACCACGGGCACATCCGGTCAGAAAATCCCGCTCAATTGCGCTGACAATGCCGGCGATCTCGGCGTCTCCGTCCAGAACACGCCGGCCGTGACGTGCTCGGCCTGCGCAAAAGACACGACCGCCACAAACGAGCAGGGCACGGAAGGCGGCGGCTCAGCGCCGTCGAAGTTCAAACTTGTCGGCGGCGCTTATCATTCTTCTCCGATTACGCTCACAAACGGCCAAGCGGCCGAGTTTCAGTTCGACAGCCGCGGCGACGTGAACATAGATTGCGGCGGATCGACCTGCGGCAAGGACAGTTCCCTCACCAGCATACTGACGGCGCTCGGCTCGTCCGTGATGCAGAACACCGGCGGCACGGTCCAGACCGTGCCCGGTACTTCGGGCGGCCTGTCGGTCAAGAGCTACATCGTCGCCAATAACACCACGTCGGTGGCGATCGACGCGAGCGCGGGACAGGTCTACGCCGTGACGGGCTACGCGATCCACGCCTCGCAGCCGATCTGGCTCAAGCTTTATGACGCCGCCGCCCCATCCGTGACATGCGGCTCCGGCACGCCGAAAGAACGGCATCTGATCTCGACGGCATCGACGGGCGCGGGCCTCGTTCTTCCGATCGGATCGGGCGTCCCCTACGCAACCGCCATAACCGGCTGCGCGGTACAGGGCATAGCCGACAATGATGCGACCGCGCCCGCTGCCTCCAGCTACGTCGTGAACGTGTATTACAAATGATCCGCGCGCTCGTAGCCCTGTTCCTGATATTCTTCGCGACGCCGTGCTTCGCGACGATCGGCGCGCCTGCCAATCTCGGAAGCAACAATGCCGCTGCCGGCAGCGTAAATCTCGCCATCACGACAGGCGCGAATTGTGCGGCGAATGCGCTCATCCTTCTCGATCCCGCGCAGAACTCATCCACCGGCACGATCAGCAGCGCGAGCGACAGCGCCGGCGACAGCTTCAGCACCACCACGGCCATCAGCAATACCGGCAACAACAAGTTCCGACTGCTCTACAAACAGGGCGCGCTTGCGCTTTCGAGCGGCGGAACGGTCACGATCGTCTATTCGACAAGCACGGTCACACAGGCATCCGATGCGGCCTGCGTAACCGGGACGAAGACATCAACCTCGCTGGACGTCCAGGGCGCCGGCGTAGCCGCGACAGGAACTAATCCCAGTCTATCGACCGGAACGCTGGCGCAAGCCTACGAGCTGCTGATCGGCGTCATCACCATCACAGCGGGCACCTCCGACACTTACACCGAGGACACGGCGCATGGCTGGACCGCGATGACGCCCGTTTCGCAAGGAAGCGGCAGCACCGGCCTTGAGGTGCGCTGGGCCTATAACATCGTCACGACCACCTCGTCCGTCACCTGGGCGCCGACTCTCGGCACATCGCGGGCCTATTCGGCGAATGTCTATTCCTTCGAAGGCATCGGCTCACCGCCGGGAAGCTGCAATGGCGGTCTACTGTTGAGAGGAGCAGGCGGATGTTGAAGCGCTTCATCGCAACATTTCTGATCGCGCTGTTGAGCTGCCAGCCGGCATTCGCGCATCGGCTCTTGCCTTATATTCCGGCATCGAACGCGAACGCGGTTGCGCTCATCAGGCACCTGAATTCGGTCCCGTCGATCGCCGACCAGGGCACGATCGCGAATTACTTCGGCTGCGTTGCGCCGCTGCCCACGCTCTCGCTGCTGTGGGTGAACGGCTACACGCAGGACGCGGCGAGCTGGAATTGGGCGAATGTCAACACGCCGCGCATCAGTTTTCCGGGGGCCACATGGGACCTCGCGTCGGGCGGTTATCGCGGCGACGGCGCGAGCGTCTATGGTTCGACCGGCATATTCCCAGGCGCCGACAGCAACATCTCTGCCAGCAATGCGGAGATATTCGATTACGTCGTCGGTCCCGATCAGTTGACAAGCAATCCGGCCGGCGGCGCCGGCGCGAGCGGCGGCAGCAACGGCCTATGGATCAACGGCCCGACGACGAACGCAGCGCCCTATCGGCTGAATTCGGCGACCAACAACAGCGTCAATGAGAAGATCATAGACGGGTATTACGAGGCCAGCATCGCGTCCGGCAATGTCGTCCCTTCCGACGACTACGAGATCAAGGACGGCACGCTCAATTTCGAGACGGGCAACGTCACAGCCGTTCCGACGTCGAGCGAATTCCAGATCTACAAGCAGGGCAGCGGCAGCACCTTCGGCGAGCTTACACTCGGCGCGATCGGCTACGGCGCCGGCGACACCCAGGCGCAGGAACAGGCGCGCGATACCTGCGTGACCAATCTGCTTGTCGGGCTGAACATCACGCTCGGACCTTTCGTCGGCGAACCGGCGCTTCCCGCCTACTACACAAACCCGTGGAGCGGCTCGCCCACATTCCTTTTCCGCACCGGCTGCGGCGTCCCGCTCGCCTCGCAGGGCGATACCAACACGAGCTCGCCGAACGGCTTCAACTGCTGGCCCGGCACGGACTATCACAATCGCGATCCGTCGCAATTCAACGGCACGGGCGCCAACACGCCCGAGAGCGATGTGAACTACTGGTATGGCGACTGGGGCGATCGCTTCCAGATCGCGTGCGGTGTCGGTGGAGAGCCCAAATGCAACCAGGGCAATCTCGATCTTTCGCCGCAGCCCAAGGATGGCACGGGCAACCAATATCGCGAGGAATATTCGACCGAAGCGAATGCCGATGCAGCAGAAACCGCGCGCACCATGTACGCGCTGGGAGCGACCACAGCGCAATGGCAGGCGGCACTCACGGCGAATGACGGCAACGGCACGCCGACGTTCAATCTCGCGACCGACGTTCTTACCTATTCCGCCGTCTCGGCGAGCCCTTCGACCTATTTCACCACGCTCAGCCAGGACGGCCGCAGCCTCGTCACCGTTGACAAGTTCATCGAGCCCGACGCGCAGATCAGTTTCAGCTCGCCTGTCGTCGGCGCGATGCTCGACTACGAGGTTGCGACCAATCAGACAGATGTGCGCGGACTCATCGCCTGGGCGAACGGCGTGCATTCGCTCACCTGCTATGGCGGTGTTCCCTGCAAGACGATGCTCTATCTCGACGAATGGACGGGAACCAACGTCGCCAGTTCGGGGCTCGCCATCCCCGCCAATATCGAAGCGGTCAAAGGCGTCTTCGACTACATCATGGTTGAACTGCCCGGCGGCGATCCGAACTACACCACGCTCGCGGAATGGAATGCGGCTGTCGGCGATGGCTGCAGCGGCAGCGTCAAGGCCATTCTCTGCGGCACGAGCAACACGATCAATCTCAGCCAGATCATCGATAATTTCGGCATGCAGTCCAATGCCGACTCCGACGCGATCGCGATCTACAACCAGTATCAGGCCAGGCCGTGGAAAGGCCACTCGATCTGGCCCGAACGTTCGATCATCGGCGGCGCAACGCACTGCCTCGCCGGTTCGTCCAACAAGCTCTTCTCCGAGCTCACAAAAGGAACCTGTCCCTGATGGGCACGCCGCTGCAGGACATCACAACGTTTCAGACCGACGCGACGATCTTCGACAATTTCCTGTCGGCCGACGCAAACACACAGGTCGATTTCAGCCAGGCGCAGGACGGCAGCGACATGCGGCCATCGCTGGCCATGCTGCTGGCAAATATGGGTTTGCGGCCTGCCGCGAATGGCGCATGCGCAGCGGCGACGACCGGCGCTTTGCCGGCCTGCACCTATAACAACGGCGCGAGCGGCGTGGGCGCGACGCTCACCGCGAACGCGAATGGTGCGTTTCCCAGCGGCAACATGGATGGTGTCGTTGCTGCATTAAACCAACGGCTCCTCGTGCACGGCTCCGGCATCTGGGCCGGTGCCTATGTGTTCACCGCGATCGGCGACGGCACGCATCCCTGGATATTGACGCGCGACACGGATTCCGACTCGGCCGAAGAGCTGGGTTATGAGCTGGTGTTTGTGACGGGGGGCGCGACTTTCGCCGGCAGCGCGTGGCTGCAACCGCTGTCCGGCGCCGATATCGTCGTCGGAACCACGCCGATTCCCTTCATGCAGCTGCCGCTCGGAACGACTGTGTCGGCCGAGCAGGCGCGCGCGGAAGCCGCCGAGCTCGCGATCGAGAATGGCCTGCGCTCCTGCGAAAACGCCCAGGCGGCGAATTTCACGCTCGACGGCACGGCCGATTTCTGGCCGGTAAATGCGAATGCCGGCGCGATCGTCGCGAGCGTTCCCGCCGGCGCAGGATTCGCCAACCAGGAATGGACGGTGAAGAAAACCGACAACAGCGGCAACACGGTGACGCTGCAATTACAGGTCGGCGAAGCGCTCGACGGCGCCAACACTTTCGTCCTCCACAACCAGAACGCAGCGGTCACCTTCCGCAACAAGCGTGGCAGCACAACGTGGTTCGTAAAGTCGCTCTATCTCACCTGAGCGTCTCACGGGCGTGGTCATCGAGCGAATCGCCCGCTACGACCGTCCGGCGACGCTGTTTTTCCTCGATCCGCCCTGTCTCGGCAGCGAGCACTATTACGGCCGGGAGGATGGGTTTTTCGGCCGCGAGGATTTCGAGAAACTGGCGGAGCTTTTGAGCGGTCTTAAAGGAGGGTTTTTAATGACGCTCAACGATCATCCGGAAACGCGCAGAAACTTCGCCCACTTCGGCCGAAGTGCCTATTCGGTGCAGGGTAAGGGCAAGCGCAAGGCAGCGCGGGAATTGCTAATCCAGTCAAAGGGTTAGTGGGTTGTTCGGGTCGCCGGAAATCGCAACGCTATTTCTTGCGCGCGACACACATTTTTTTGCGCGCTACACCGATGTTGTAACTCGGCTTCGCCTCGCCAGCCCGCGCCTCCGGCGCGCTGGGCTTCGCTCGGCCGGGCAATCACTC